ACTGTGTAGGGATATCTGTAACTGCTGGTTGGTTGAATATAATCACCTTTGCGAAACAAATAACCACTCCCGGCACCAATGCTGCTGCAATTCAAATAGATATTGCTGCCGCTTACGCTGTTAATGGTTGCACTGGTAATGCCTGCTGCATCACCTTGATACGCTGTGATATACGCTAATCCTGCGTTGCTGCTACCAATGTTGATAGTTTCTTCTATGGTTCTATCTAGTCTGTCAATTTCTTCTGTGACAGCACGATTGGTACTGTAGGTCAAACCATTGTGCATTTCAACTGTGAACAGCCATGGCACATTACTAGCAAGTTCTGCTGTGCGTAGTATGCCGCTGCGACTGATTGTTTGGCCGCTGGTCTTGTGGCGGTCAATTGTAATGCTGCTTGCGTTGTTAACTATTGTTTGTATACTCATTATCTTACACCTGCTCTTCTACCGCCAACTTGTGTTACGCTATAAATGAACTGTGGATCTTGGCTTACCAATGCTTTAAAACTTGGTGCATCTACTGCGCTGATGTTATACACAACCTGTGTCATGCCGCCGCCATATTCACCACCTTCCATAAGTCTTGAATTAGGAATAACTGTGCCAGCACGACCAAAGCGTACCAATTCAGGGCCGCGTTCACCAACTAGATATGTTTTACCTGCTTGTACTGGACCACCAGCGGCTCTTGGACCACCAAATAGACTTACAAAAGGATTGCCGCCGCCAAAGATACTGCCAAAAATACCTTTGACAATGTTCTGTGCTGCAAGTCTAGCAATATCTGCTAGAATACTTTGTACTAGGCTCTTGAAACTAAGTTTACCTGTCATTACAAAGTTTGTAAATGCTTCTGTTAGACCATCTGTTAGATTTGAGAACTGTGTTTGGGCATACTCTGCCATATTGCCAGTGCTGTCTAACCATTGACCATATGCTTGTTCCCAACCATAACTAAAACTACGCTGTGTTTCAGCAAACTTTAATTTTTCTGGTGTTAGTTCATCAAATGCTTTTATTGTTGCTGCCTTGCGCTGTTCAAGTCTTGCTAGGTCATCTAATAATTCTTGATCATTTTGATTTTTGTATTGGCTACGCAGTTTGGCTTCTTGCATAGCAAAGTCATTTTCAATGGTAAATCTTTCAGCAAGACGTTCTTTCTTAGCAGCATTGAATTCACCATCCAACTGCATCATCTGCTCAAACTCTCTGCGAGCGTTTTCTGCGCCGGCACCAATCATTGCTAATTCTTGATTTTGTGCAAATGCTTTTTGTGCAGCGTCAAGTTTCTTCAATGACTCTTGTGCAGTATCACCTAATGATTTGTATAGTGCTTCTGCTTCAGTAAGTGCTTTGCTGCGATCTGCCGCACTTAGGTTTTCAATGCTGTTGATCTTTCTTACAACTTCATCATAATCTTCTGCGTTCTTTAGGCGTGCTTCTTCTAACTTCTTAGCAAGTTCACCAACACCAATGTTCTTTAGTTCACTTTCAGTCTTAGCGTTAAGTGCTTTGATCTGATCGCGAATTGCCTGTACATATTCTTCTGCTTTCTTGCGGGCATTTTCTATGCGCTCGGCTGCTCGTTTGGCATCCTTGTCTTCTTTGCCTGCGCCAAGTGTTACTGGCATGTTGCCAATGTCGCGTGGTGCCCTACCTTCTGGCTTAGGTACAGCAACATCAAATAACGGAATTGGTCCTTGTGCTGTTACCACAGCCTTGGCTTTGTTAAATGCGTTAACAACACCATTCTTCAGCATCTCAACTGTGCTTTGATCACTGAATGGATTGATAGCATTAATAAATGCCTTGCCCAACACTGGCAACACTTCACCCATAAAGGTAAAGAAGCCGCGGAAGGCCTGTATCAGCATGTTCACTGCACCAATGCCGTAGTTGGCCATTATCTTTAGTGCATTACTGAAACTGCCTGTTTGCTGTGTTAGTTCATAAAGTGTAGTAGCCACAATAGCAATTGCTGTGGCAATAGCAGTAAATGGGTTACGCATCATCAATGCTTGTACTGTTCTAAAGAACTTGACAACCATTGCAATGGCTGCTGGACCAAATGCTGCTGTTAATATAATTAGGAATGAACTTAAATTGTCTGCTACAAACTGAATAGCACCTGCAATTGCACTGAATACACCAGTGTTGCTTTCTAATTCACCAAACAAACTGATGAAACTGTTTTTCAACTGTGTAAGGCTTTGTCCGATGGTTGGACCCATCTTACCATACTGTTCGTCAATGTCTTTGCTCATTTGTAGAGCAGCACCAGCCAGCAACTCGCTGGTTAATCTACCTTGACTGGCTAATTCTTTTAGGTTAACATTTGTTTCGCCAGTGCTTTTCTTAACTGCTTCCTTCAACTTGTTCATGAACACAGGACTGTTTTCCATCAATGAACGGAATTCGTCGCCGTTAAGTTTGCCTGCGGACATTGCCTGACTAAACTGCAACATACTTGCAGCCGCTTCTTGCGTGTTAGCACCACTTAACTGTGTGGCTTTGGCAAATGTTTCAGTAATCTGTGCTACTTGATCTTGACTTAGACCCAAGTCTCTGCTGGCCAATGTTAATCTTGTGTACAGTTTACCTGTTTCTTCAAGACCTGTTCTTGCTGCCGCAGAAATTTCTTGCACATCTTTAAACTTGCTGTTGGCTTCAGCCTGGTCAACACTGAATGCTCGCAGTCTATTTTGTAAATTTGTATAGGTATCTGCGTAATCTACAACAGTAGTTAATGCCGCGCCAGCAAACAGACCAGCAAATGCGCCTGATATTGAATCGGCTGCACTGGTTGCACGCTGTCTAAGTGTATCAACACTTCGCGTAGCACGAGCAATACCAGTTTCAAATCCTCTGGTATCGAGCGTTAATAAGACTTTAATTTCTTTTGCCATTATAGTTTACCCAAATCTCTTTCGAGAATATCCTCGTAATAAGTGATAGTTGGGTCACTCATACCACCTGGCGCTTGACGACTGAAACCTTCATCAAGTTTACTAGCATAACCATAGTTGGCTCTAATAACTTTGCCGCGTGTATTTGTATTGCGTTTAGCATTACCAGTATCAATTGGTGTAATGTTACGAAAATGTGTTCCGGCCTTTTGCCAGTCAGCATTAGCAGTTTTCATAATGTCTTTGAGTAGACGTTTGAAATCTTTGTCATTTACTGTTATTGCCACGAACATTCTCCATTAACTGTTTCAATTGATCTTGGTTTGCCTTTGGTGCTTTTCCTTGTGCTTTGGCATCCTGTGCTTCGCGATAAGAAATTGCAACATCAAACACCCAAATATCTAAAGTGTTAGCATTTGCCAACACTTCTGAAGGGAGCATACCATACCGTTCGCCCAGCGCATCTAGCATCAAACAAGCGTGTAGTTCTCCGCTCCCTTCATCGAGCGAACTACCAGTTACTTTCCCAACTGTTCTACGACTTTATTCACGCACTTCATCAATAGGCCAGCAGGCAATACATGACCATCTGTCATGACCTTGTTACCATCGCTGTCTAGGATTAGTTCGCTGCAAAATTCAATGATCTTGCCGTAGTCTTCTTCGCCGGCACCGGCAAATTTTACAAATTTTTCAATGGGCTGTTTGTCGTACACCCAAAACTCTACGGCTTCACCATATTTCTCAATGGTGTCTTCATCATCAAGTGTGATGTTTACTAGTTGAGGCTTGCTTGCTAAATTTTTGAGATTCATAACTTCATATCCTTTTTTAAGTAATGCACAGCAGTTAGCAAGAATGCTATTCTACTGCGGCTTTTTGATATATCTGCTTCAGCGCATTTTAATTCATTCTGCGCTTTGGCTAATTCCTGTTCCAGGGTCTTTACTATGTCCGCTTGGGTCAAGTTCTCCCACATCTGCATGATCTTCTTCCTCTATATCTGTTTTAATATTTATTTGTTTTGCAGGTTTTCCGCCCGCTAACACATCCATTTCTGCTTGACTATAAGTGACATTACCTACAGCAAAACGATGGTCTGGTTGTGCTTTACGCTTCCACTCATGGTAGCGTTCAATTGTACTCTTATCCATGTTCTATCTCCACATAAACAATGAGGGGGTTTCCCCCCTCATTGCGTTTTGTTGTGCGCTTTATAGCGTTACATCGCTATCGAAGTCACCATCAACTTCAATCGTAACAGGTGTTACCCACAGAGGCGCATCTGGGTTAACAGTTGGTGCTAGACCACTGATAAAACCAGAACCCTTGAGGTAATTCTGTCCGGCTACTGCACCATTGAATGCAATCTCGAAATAGACACGAGTCTTGTTCTTGCTTGCACCATAGATACCAGTGTTGGCAACAGCATCAGTTAAACTTGCATTACCAAAGAACGCCTTATCGTCAACTACGACGTTAAGTGTTACTTGGTTTGTTGCAGGTGTTGTTGCTGCGCTTTCTGCTGTGTTATCTAAGGTCTTCCAACGGAATACACCAGTTGAGTTGTTGATAGTGATATCCTGCATGTAAGGCACGACTAAAGCAGGTGTTGCTAAGACGTTAGCATTTGCTGCTGTTGCACCAAGGGCTAATACGGCCTTACTACCTGCGCTTGTGTTAATTACTGCCATTTGATATCTCCTATGTTAAACAGTTGTAAAGTTATACTCTAAAGTATATGTAATAATATCGGAATCAATTTGAGAAGTTACGTCAACGGTACTCACAACCGCATTAATATTGTTCTTTGCCAACATTGCTGCGTTGATGGTTGCTGTAATGTTTGCTGGCTCAGTCTTTGCATCGTGAGCCATATAAACATTGATTACAGTTTCTGTCTTGTCTAGCACAGCATTATCTAAGGTTGAAAATAATTCGACAAAAGCGGGTTGCTGTTGATCGGCATAAAATGTCCTTAGATTTTTTGTGTACAAGGCAGTACCATCAGGACTAGTAGGATACTCACTGCTTATTCTAAAATTAGAATAAGATGTGATTCTGTTTCCTATTGCTGTAATTAGTTCATTCCTAATTGACATTATCTAATCCTTACCACATTGCGCTTTGCACGAGTTCTGCGATTCATGTAATAACTTACGGCCTTTTCATCATTTTGAACAGTACCATCGTTATCAAAATCATACCAGTCAGCAATTGCGATTAACTCGTTGTAGAGATCTTCGAACTTGCGTCCATAGTAATCTATCTTAGTCATATCAGCACTTGTTTCACCAAACTGTGCTACTAGCGGAAGGATATACTCCTTGATCGCATAGTAGACACAGAGATCGGTAAACTGCTGTTGGCGGCCTAATGCATTTGTTGGATCTATAAGATTTGGATTTACATTAGGCAACACATTTAAGTCGCTGATAGGGCTACCCATAAAACTGTTGTAACCCTGCCACCAAGTGCTGGTTTTGATTTTTAATAGAATGCGCTGAGTACTCTTTTTCAGCATGTCTTCTATGAAGGTTGGAATATCCGCAAACCCACTTTCGGAAGGTATGCGGATTTCGTTTTCTTCGAGAAGGCGTTGGTCTTTCTGCAGAACATCTGTGTATTCTGCAAAACTTTGAACATTACCTGCTACAATTATGAATGCCATCGCCGTTCTCCTCAGTTGATTTCTCTATTAAGTGTTGCCTACTGGTAGGTTGTTTGAACGATACCAACTCATACCTGCTGCCTGGCCGATAAGACCTGTTAGCAATGAGCGGTTACCGATGTCACTTAGGTTACCAATAGCAGCCTGTGTTACGCTGTTCAACTGGCTAGCAATTGCATATTCAGTGGCTGGGCCAACGAATGCAACATATAGACCATCCTGACCAACTGGAGCATTTACTGCGCGGAGGTTGCTTACTGACTTAGCAAAGTTGGAAAGTGTTAGAGCACTTGAACCAATTACGCTTGAGCCGTTCAACTTACGAACGAAAGTTGGGTAGATGTTGTTGAAACCGTTACGAACTGTTGCACGGAACTGGTGAGTATCTAGATCTGGATCAAACCACATCTTAACTGTTGGCGCACGCTTTTCAGCATAGCCAAGAGCCATTGGGCTGATTACGAAGTTAACTTCTGAGTTTGTTGAAGTTACAGATGCGTTACCATCCTGCTGTACGCTTGTGTTACCTGATGCACCACGAAGTGTTGTAAAACCTTCAATGTCTGTTGCCTGAGCAAGACCAGTTGAAAGTTGTGTTAGTAGTGCGTTACGAACTACTGACAAGCCACCATCTTCTAGTGATTCTTCAGTTACGTCACCGGCAACGCCCTTCTTGGTCATTGTGATGTTGACGTTGGTTGGCTGAACATTTGTTTCGGCTGCGGCAATAATTGAAGTACCTTCGCTTACGCTTGCGCCCTGTGTAAAGGCGTTTAGTTTTGGTACGCGAACCACATAGCCTGTTTCGCCAGCAATGCTGAAACGATTAAGGATAAAAGGTGCGTTTGGTAGCAATACCTGGTCCGAGAAAAAGGGCATGAGATCAGTTACGATATCAGTGTACAGTTGCTGGACCGAAGATTGTGTTGTTGGTGTTGGCATTTTATTCTCCTATTCGGTTAATTTTTATCTGGTGGGGCCAATCCCACGGGCTTTTCTTACCTTCTCGATTTGTTTCATTACCATATTATGTGTAACGTCGCTTCTACTTAGAGTTGGCTGATATTGCCTAATCTGCATATAAGCATTTCTATATTCTGTATCGCTGCCGAGTCGACTGTCATCTACTGCTTTTACAGTATTAGGACTTTCGCCTAGGTCCATTCCTGGCTCAGCGTTAACAACATTTATACCCTTCTTACCAAAGTTAAGACCTAGTGTGCGACCAACTGTTTCCACAGCAGTAGCATAGTCGGGTCTTTCACCATCAACAGTGAAGAAATCATCACCATTGCGTAATTGGAAACTTGAACCTTCTACAGCAAACATATTGCGGGCTTTCATTAAGTCTACAACAGCGGCTTTCTGTTCTTGGCTCCAACTTCCAGGCATAGCACCATATAAGTTAGTCATATGATCTTTTAACAGCAACTCTGTTTTTAGTTGACTTACTGTTTTTTGCAGTTCGTCCACTGTGGCTTCGCGTTTGGCAACCGCTTGCTTGAGTGCTTTGACATCTAATGTATGACTACCATCCTCTGTGAGGGGTGCAGTCTTTAGTGTCTTGATCACATCTTTAACATTGTCTAAACTATCAACTTCTAGTTCTCTGAGGAAACTATTCATTGCTTCGTTTTTAGCATTGCTAGCAATCTTATTTGTATCGTCGCGAGTATAAATTCTCTGACCATTCAAATAGAACTTGCCATCACGCTGTTCGACTTTAGGTGCGTCGGATGTTGTTGATTCAGATTTAGTGTTTGCTTTTGCAACCTCAGAATCTGTAACTGATGCAATTTGGTCGGTTTGCACTTCCGTAACTGTGGATGCGTTATCCATTCTTCTCTCCTTTTAATCGCAGAAGTATTGCGTATATTATAAACTGTTTTCTGAGAAACTGGAATCAATCAATTGCTTCATACGAGTCTTGAGTTTTTCCTTCATCTCATCTAAAAATTCTTCATCGGAACCTTCTTCCATATCATCAGATTCTTCGTATTCCTCTGATTCCATTTCTTCAATTGGTTCCCACTTGGCACACCAGTAGTTTTCACGCACTGGTGCAGCAAATTTTGCACATTGGCCAGCCATGAAGTATTCACAGTTGGCACAATTTTGTCCCTCTGGTACTGCATCACTGCTGGCACTTTGATATAGTTCTGGTAATGTAACAGGAATTGCTTCACCATCAGGATATGTTCTACCTGGAATGTTTGGCAATTCTTCTGACGCCATTTCTGGCATTTCAATTTCTTCTTTGACAAATCTAGTTTGATATTCTGTAATTAGATTCATCAAATCATTTACTTCAGCAATTTCTGTGGTTAAGCCTTTGCTGCTGTACAATCTGTTGTAACTCACAGTTAGATCTGTGGGCAGAGGCTTGTTCAACCAATCAAACCATATGAGCCACATCTTATATTCCCAGTTCTCTAGGCAAGTGGCTTTCTTACGAATGAATGCTTCTAGTTTGCTGTCATACTGTTCAATCTGTGCGCCACTGCGGCTAGCACGGATTAGATCCTCTGTGCGGATCATTGCGACCTGATTCATCTTGTCAATCTTTTGATCAATCAACTCGCGTAATTCTTTGATACTGTCTAAGGGTGGTGCACGGAATTCAAACACATAGTTAGGTGTGCCACCAATGCTGGCAGGTACACGCACAATGGTACCAGGCTCTGCACCTAACGCACCATCATTGATCTTTGCTGTGTCCTCGTCAACAATGTTAACTGGATGAGCACCGTATGAGATTGAACTGTAAATTTCTGCGCTGTCACCATAGATGCTGCGCTGAATCTGTGCAATGTCGAAGATTGGTGTGTGACCAATGCCGTTATAAATCTTATTGCTTTGGTAAACTGGTTCTACTGGAATGTAACCCAGTTCATTGATGCTTTGTATTACATAGTAACCATGAGGATAATCTTCATTCTCA